GTTGACTGCGGGATGAATGTGTCCCTGACGTGCGCTTATATTAGCACTGCCAGAAGCTGCAGCCCCTAAAGCTAGGGGTAAAGCATTAGAAAACACAGCATTTAACGTTACGTCAGCGTTTAATGCGCCACCGCCCGTTAAGCCTGTACCAGCAATCACCTGCCGAGTAACGGGTACGTAACCAGCTACAGAAAATGGGGTAGTTGTTGCCGCTGTTACACGACCCGTCTGATCCACTGTAATAATAGGTAATGCAGAGGCACTACCGTAAACTCCAGGAGTTACACCTGACACTGCCAATTCACTATAGCCAATGCCCCCGACAGCCACGGAGATAGTCCTATTTACGCTTAAATCGCCACCGCCCGTCAACCCTGCTCCAGTTAAGATAGCACGCGTAGAGGGGACTCCAGACACGTTTAAAACAGCATTGACCTGAATTTTATACGTAACTCCGTTGTTGACATAGGCGAACCAGCCTAAATCAGAAGGTGACGGATCCTCAGGTAACTGAAGTATTGAGGTCGGTATGGCGTTGCTTGGAATGCTCATGGTACTAGGTATCCTTCGCCATCTTCTGTTATAAGAAACATATTATCAGCCTCGTTCATAAGTCCAGACGGACTAGTGTTCAATGGTAAATCAGGACGTACGAATGGCAATACAATCTGATCTGGTGCTCGGGGAGCTAATCTATACGGATCATACTGGTCGCTGTCTTCTTTACAGACCATCAAATTTGGATAGTTCGGATCCGACCGCAACTCACCCAAAGCGAATTTACGGCTACACCTAGCACATATTCCTATGCCTAAGGTAGAGTTACCACGAGTATCGAGGAAGTGTCCCATTATCTGGTGTACACTCCGATGTTAGGTGTAATAGTGATTGGACTACCGTCATTGTCACCGTCCCATGCTGCTCTAATAGCCACTTCCGCTTTAGCGTCTAACATAGGAATTAAGTTCATGTCCACCGCATCAGTCTCCATGGCTAGCTTTGAAGCTAACTTAGCAACGATTGCCTCATACCAACGTTGTGGTATTTCTAATTCTTGTTGTAGTGTTCCTACGTCCATAATATGACGGTGTCGCCAAACGATTAACTGCGCTACTTCAGCAGCTAAGTTAGGGGCTGGCCAAACATGCATAATAGGTTGATTGATATCACGTTGGAACCAATACGTAGTAGGACGACCAGCAAATATCTGATTGCTTTGAGCAACGTAAGAGTCACGATTAAGTACGCCAAACGGTACTTCATTAGGTGTATTACCTAAAGTAACAGTCGTATAACTTAATGTGCCTGATGTAGCTACAATCTTAAAGTATTGATAAGCCACGGCTGGGAATATGTCAAACCACGTTATCTCTCCGGCAGAAGCACTAGGCGTCTCAGTAGCAACTACTGTCCATGTACTTCCGTTGTTGGACACAGAAAAAGTAAGGGGTACGGCAGCAGCACTCCACTCAATCCCGACTGTACTCACGACAGTAGAAGAGGTAAAATTAACCTGATATGAAGTAGAGGTAGTAACTAGAGAACCCGTGACAGCCTGAAGATAACGATAATTAGCGTTAAGTACCTCAACAGTGCCTAACGGTAGAGTAATTATCGGTTGACCTTCATAAAACGGAAGTATCAGTTTTTCAATGCACCAAGACGGAGTTTTAGTACTGGCTAATTCAGATAAGAGAAGGTACAGGACATCAGTTGCAATGCCCTGCATCTCTGCAGTAACGCGCTGGGCGGTAATACGGCAACGTCTGTAACTATGATCAATCACGCGCCTCGTGTTAAAAACCGTAGTACTCACTGTGTTAGAAAATGCCATCAATATCCCTCTTCGTTGATGGCAGCTGTTTCAGCCTACCCATTTTTTATATATTATGCCTGATATACGGCATAATTAAAACTATTATTTTTTAGTAGCTTTTCTGGCTTCGCTTAAAGAGATGGCGATGGCTTGTTTAGGGTTAGTAACGATTGATCCATTCTTACCGGAATGCAATTCGCCTGCCTTAAACTCGTGCATCACCACACCTACTTTTTTTCAAACTTACCACCTTTTTTCATCATTGGTGCAGGTTGTTGCGCTGCAATCAATGCCATACGAGGATCTCGACCAGCAGCCATGGCAGGACCACGGACTACTTGTTTTTGAACTACTTCCTCTTTTTGCATGCGTGGTGTTTCAGTTCTTTCATGCTTAACCATCGCTTTACGACTAGGGTAACGTTCTCCCGTAGCCTTCTCAGTAACCTTACCGCCTTTGGCTTTTAGTACTTCTCGCTTTTGCTCAGATTTAGTCTCGCCCTTTTCGTGCTTAGCCATCGCTGATTTGCTAGAATACTTCTCGCCAGTGGCTTTCTCTGTTACGCCACCACCAAATTTAAACTCTTTTACGTATGTACAGCCCATAATATTCTCCTTACCAAGTAGATGGGTTAGCGTAAGTTTTGATGCACTCTAAGATGATTGTGTATCGATCACCAGCTGTAGCACCAGTAGTTGTGAATAATACATCGCCTGTTTTGCCTGTGCTAGAATTATTTGGAATACCCCCAAAGTCTGAGAAGCACATTTTGTACATTACGTCTGCTGGGACGGTATCGGCAATAACATCGGTGCTGGCATCCCAAAGAATGTCAACAGCCATACCATATGTCTGCGCCCAAATTTTGTTGATTTTAACGCCCGTGCACGCATGACCTAAGTTATCAGGGGTAAGCGTAGAGACATCGACCTTAACAACGGCAGCTTCACCTGTGCCGTCTGAAATATTTGTGAATTTTTGAATGACAAGTCTCTCGCCATCAAGGATTGTTTGTGTCGTTACTGCATCTGCCATGCTATTCTCCTAAATCAATAGAGGGTTCATCTAACTTATTAATTAGCATATTGTACGCTGCAATAGTCGCTTGTGCTTGGATAATGAAGACTTGCGCCTTCTGTAACTCTTGCTCAAGCGACTGTGTTTCAGCCACTAAAAAGGTTTTAGTGATTAGCATTATGCGATGGTAGAAACCATAAGGTAGTAAGTTACGCCATTACTTTTTACTGGAATGGTGTGTGTGGCTGCGGGTGTACCTACAGCTGCACGGAATACACCCGCAACAGCAGGTGCTGGGAATGTCGCAAAGTTACCAATCACACCTGTGCCACTGTTAGTAACTCGTAAGAACGAAGCGTTAGTCCATGTGCCCCCTGATGCAAAGTTTGAGTCTAATTGCAATGCTGCTAATGTGCCTCCAGGATTAGTAGATGTACCGCCTAAAGTTGCACGTAATGCGTTACCAGCACCGCTAACTGTTGATGTACCATCAATGTCAAGAGTAACGTGTGCGCCATTAACTGTACCGCCCACTGCTACAGCACCTGCGCCTGTTGCGATTGAAGTATAAGCGCGTAATGTTTCGCCTGAACCTGCTGCTGTGAATGTTAATTTTTCGTATGATAAACGTGTATCACCGTTAGTAGCTGAAGTAGATACGTAAGTTGAACTTGCATTACCTGCTGTTGTGATCAATTGTGGAGCTGTTGAAGTACCAGAAGTAAAGCCGTTTAAGCTAGTCACTGGTCCTGTGAAAGTGGTTTGAGCCATGATAATATCCTTTGTGCACAAGTTGCTTATTAGTCTGTGCATCGTCCGCTGGAGCGGTCTAATAAGCTATTAAATAAATCCAGAAATGAGGGAGGGAGACCGAAGTCCCCCCACCTTTACATCAATTACAGACCAGCAGTACCGTAAGCAGCACGTGGGTCAGTCCAACCAAGAGAATAACGCTCGGTTGCTTTGTAGCGCATAGAGTCAGTCTCGAAGTCACCTTCCATAGATTTCTCTAAACCACGACGCATAACAATTTTCAAGCCTTCTGGCGCGTCAGTCTTCACCCACCAAGCGGTAGTTGAAGTCAAACGAGACATGTTAGCTTGACCGCCTGATAATAAGCCCATTGATTTAATCGGGTTCAAGTCGTTGTCTGCTGTACCAGCGCGTAATACACTGTTTAGCAATACTTCACCTTGGAACACGTTAGATGGACTTAATACCAATTTCTCAGGCACTAGACGAATACGTTTACCGTTATTGTCTGTTGCGTTGCGGATTTGGATTAACATTTGCTCAAGCGATGTTTGTGATAAAGCAGCTGCAGTAGTTAGCTGATTGCTGAATGTACCATTAACAATAGGGTGATTTGTTGCGATTAAAGATACACCGTCACCACCTTGATACGCGTTATTGAATGAGTTATTCAATACGTTGGCTGCTAGTGTTTCTTTAGTTTCCACTAATGATTGAGCTAAGTGACGAGCGTAAGTTTGACCGATACGGATATGGTCACCATCTTCCACTAATACTTTAGTCAATGCAAAAGCAAGACCGTACACTTTATACCAGTAACGTTGTGCAAATAACACACCGCCTGATTGGTATGTAACCGCCATACCATCTGGTAATTCTGGAGCTGCACCAAAGCCGTATAATACAGGCTCTTCATGGTAGTTACGTTTGATACCTTGAACCTCATCAAACACGCCTTTCCACTCATCAGCACGTTGGTCATAAATACCGTCAAAACTCTCGTTAAGGATCGGCTCAACAATGGACCTAAAGTCCGTACTTCTCATTGGGGTTGCCATTTTTTAGCCCTCCTTAGATTGACGCTGTTGGATACTTGTAAGCATGTTCATTGAAACGAACATACGCAACAACATAAGCATCAGTTAGCGATTGGTTAATGTTAGTGGCAAAGCCAGTGATTTGGAACTGACCAGTACCAGAACCCTCAAGAGCACCTAAATATGCTGCTGAAAGACCTGTACGTGTAGAACCACCTGGAGCTGTAAAACCAGCCCAATCGCATTGTTCGCCCACTGAAGTTTGTACACTATCTGTCCCAGGAGTACCTGGATTAGTGTATTGCGCTTCAAATAATGTTTCAGGATCATCATACACATAAGCAGTAATGCTAGTTGCTGTAGTGCCACCGATCCAGAATGGTGAGATTGAAGGCTTGCCTGTTACGTCTAAATATTCAACACCAGCTAAAGTACCTAGCAATGTAATGCCAGCTGCCGTACCTGTACGTGAACCATCAGAAGTACCAAGTTGAACTGTACCAGCATCTACCAATTTAACTGGGTCACCAGAAAAAATGTTTGTAGCGTAAGTGCTAGCGATTGTGTAAGCCTTAGGACGCATCTGACCACTGTTGTGGAAAGAAGGAACGAAGCCAAACGGTGCGCTTGTAGAAGACATATTGTCTCTCCTTTAATACTATTTAAGGTTAGGTCAAGTCAAACTGACTACGACCGCTATTGCGCCTCAAGTCCTGCGTACCATCACCTTCAAATATGCGACTGCCAGTTGTGGCTGTTTGCTGTTTCAGGAACTCAGTGGTATCCGTCAACTTTTCTAACTCACGCAAAGGTGCATCATGGTGCGCCTCTTGCATGTACTTCTCATATAGAGAAAGTGGTAGTTTGAATGCAAGCATTTCATTAACCCCTATAAAGCCAATCCAATCACCTGTTTTAATAGATGTTGATTCCCAGCCAGGAATATCTTCTGGCTTAATGGCTTCGTAACCCAGCCTCATACGCATATTAATCGTATCTCGCGGATTAGTAGTGGTCAACCAGCATACATGGTATCCAGGTATTTTTGGTAGATCAGGAAGTGAAGCTTGGAAGAACTGTTGGCGGAACATGTCCAGACGGTCTGCGTCAGAGATGTCACGATTTTCCGTGACAGCACGATCTACCATCGCACGATCTCCACGACCATCACCAGCACTTTTCTTTAAACGTTCATCATTTGTATTTGTCATTACTTGCTCCATTCAGCAATTGATTAGAATTATGTTCTAATTTTTAAAAAAAGAAAACTATTTTTTAACTCTTATTAGCGCGATCGTATTCAGCATACTTTTTAATATACCGTTGACGTAGTACAGGGTCTTCCCATACGCCAGCTTCTTGCAATGCTGCCTTGCGTTCTGGGCTAATATAAATTTCTTTACGCGTTGATACTGGTGCATGCTCACGACCAGATCCAACAGCAGGGCCGCCCGTAGGTTTACGTGCTTGCTTAAACTTTTCAGGTAAGCGACGTTTAACACGGTCATGTAACTCATCCCAGTAGTCTTCAGTACGTGGATCAAAGCCTTCTTGGGCTAACTTATTATCAATAGCAAGCACAACAGCTGAGTCTTCGTCTTTACCCGATGGGTCATACCAGCTATGCTCTTCCATAAACTCTTTAGCATAATGTACTACTTCAGAGTCTACTTGTGGCTGACGAGGTGCCTGTGTTTGCGCTTGTTGCTGCTTGTATTGGTTAAGTTGCTGCACTTTAGCCATTGCTTGATCACGATATTGTAATGCTTGTACTACATCGTCACCATTACCAGCTTCAACTGCTTTAGCAATAATCTTTTGAGAAGTTTCAACTTCATAATTGGCTTGCTGAATTTGTTGATCAATTTGGCTTAAATTATTTTGCTGGGCGTGTGTTTCAACAACACCAACACGGCGTTCTAATTCGTCATTGCGGTTTCGTAAGAAGTTAAGTTCTAACTTATCCCGATCGATTGCCTTATCACGACGTTCTTTACGATCTTTTTTCTCTAGTCGACGGCGTTCTCGGATAGCTTCCCGGTCACCCTCACTACTAGCATTGTCTTCTTCAGCTGACGATTTAAGATTACTTTCCTCTTCTTCATCGTCCTCTTCAATAGGCTTTTCAACGGCTATGTACTCCGCATCCTTTAATTCATCTTCATCATCTTCAATTAGTGCATTTTCTTGTGCCATGTCTAGCTCCTTTTATCAGCTATAAGAAAGCACGAATAGTTAATGGGTCACCTGTTACTTTACCCACTAGATCCGTATCTTTAAAAATTACAAATAGGGCTGCTTCCCCAGTTTGTTTGTCGATCTCGACTTCCCATCTATCGCCACCATACTTAGCTACACGTACATAATCGCCTACTTGGCACCACGCACCTTCTGGCCATAACTCCATAGTATTGCGATTTTTAAAAGATAGTGGTCCCACACTAATTACTTTACCAATTTGGGTGTTCCATTTTTCTGTTTCTGTAGTGTTGGCTACTAGCTGTATGCCGCTAGCCGTTTTTAGTTTTGGTGCTCTAATTTGAACCAATATGTAGCTACCGAAAGGCGTAACTCCTGGGTCTGCGTTTGGGAACGCATCATTCAGCGTTTGTTCAGACATTATCGTCCTCTATAATTGTTGACAAAAGTACTTCTACAGCACGCTCAAGTCCAGCGTACATTCCGACCATCCGTCCGTATTCAAACAGATCTCGAGAATTTGGGTTGCGGAGCGCAACTGTTGCCAATTCCTGTTGCGCGTCCTTTAATAGATTTAATACTCTATCAATGTTCATTTAGGTATTTGTGGCGTCTTAGGTAAAGATCCAGGTAATGTTTTGCCGTCTAATTTTGCGCCCATCGCAATGCGTTGGTGCTGTGATACCGCTTGTGAGTCTTTTTGGTTAGGTGTTGCCATTTTGTTTCTCCTTAAGGATTAGGGTTAATACCAGTGCCGGTTGATAAAGCAAGATCATTACCACTTGTTATTTCAGCGGCGGCCAACTCTTTTGCAGTTGTATTATCTTGCTCATTTATTTGTAAGCGTGTAGTTAACTCTTCACGTTTACGCTGGTCCTCACGGTCTTGGCGTAATGTTTCAAGCAATATAGCAACTTGGTCAGCTTGCTGTTGTGCTCTTGCATCCACCATATCTTTCTGTTGTTGCTCTTGTGAAGCCACTTGTAGTTTTTGCTGATCTTGTTGCATTTGTAGTTGGTCATGCTGTTGGCCAGCTTGTAACTTCATTTGCTCAGATTGTGCACGTTGTTGGATCATTTGTTTTTGTACTTCTACCGCGGCCATTGTTGGATCTTGCGGCATAGGTGGTTGTAACTCTTGCGCTTGTTTAAAGGCGTCAGTTAATATTTGCAAGAATTCTGGTGGCAATGCCTGCTCAATTGCATTTTGAATATTAACTGCTGCTTCTGCTTCTTGCATTGGATCATCACTTAACTGACCACTTTCACTAGCTGCTCTTAGGGCTTGGTTAGTAATTTTCATATAATGCATTAATAAATGGTCTTTTATGTGCGAAACAATAGCAGGTACAAACATAGGCGCAATAACAGGATTTTGCCCAAACATTGGCGATTGTAAAAAGGCTAAATGCACACGCATATGCGCAATATGCTCTTGATCGGGCATAGCACCAATAGGCTTACCTACGGATGCGGCAAAGTTTTCTTGTATTGGATCAATATCTTTAGGCTCAGGTTTTGGTATAAGTAACTCATTACCACCTGGAATTTTCATTTGTTTGAGGAACATCTCCTCAACTTTGCGAATATCATACAATTGTGGCACTTGCGTAGCCCGCATTTGTACTGCTTGAATTTGCGCAAAGCGTTGTGTTTCACTAAAAATATTAGGGTCAGATACTGGAATAACATCTAAGGGACCATCGAAGTCTGATGGATCTACCATCTTCTCCCCAAACTCGTCCATTACCATTTCTTCAGTTAAGTAAGCACCATTTAGGCGATGCATTACTTTTAGCACTTGGCCCATTGAATTATGTAGACGTGAATGGATAGATGAGAACACAACCATACCTTGCTCAATTAGCGCTAAGGTTGTACCTACTGGTTGGTTAGGGTTTTGATCTGTTAGTTTTTCAAAGGTAGTTTGTACTACGCCCTTGCCTGACTCAACAAGGAAACCTAGCAACTGCATTAATACTGGACTAGGCGGATTGAATGGCATGGGCATTGCAATTTTACGCACATCATCAACGTTAATGCCACCTTCCATTTCAATGACTTCTGTTGGTTGTGGATTAAGGTTTTGACCGCTTGGGCCACCTTTTAACTTAAGTAATGTTGGAATGTTAGAGATATGGGCTGAGTCTAATAGTGCACGTAAGGCACCAGTAGCAGCACCAGATAGCCCACCAATCATATGTGTTAAGCCGATAGGGTAAGCACCACGCCATGGGACAAACGGGAACTCAACAATTGATATTAGCGCCTCTTGGAATTTTTCATCACGAGGATCCCAGTTACGGTAGACTGCTAAGGCTTTGCCTGTAGACTTGTCCACTGAGATAACATAAGGTAGGAACTCATCACCTTCAAGGTCAGCAGCTGTGTAAATCTCAAACACAGTACGTAAACCGTCTTCATTATATGAATTATCCTCACGGCCTTCAATCTTGTCATTAGCTTTAGATGCTTTTGAATAGTCAATCTCATCTGTAATGCTAATATCAACTTCGCGGTACATACCTGCACGTACGCGCTTTTCGTATTCATACTTAGTAATATACTGGACATGTGTCTTACGCTCAGCAGTATGGAAGTTAGAGGCTGCAAATGGGAGATATATATCGTCTACTGGAATGAACACAGACTCAATGCGATTGATGTCTTTATTCCAAAATAATTTCATGTATTGCACACCGCCTAATGGCAGTTGCGTTGTTAATTGCTCTAACTCAGACCGGAACTCAGGCATTTGCTCTGTTAGCTGCCAGTTCATGTAGTTAGCTTTACGCTCAGCTTTTTCTAATTTTCTTTTATCCTGCGTGCCAATGATCTTACTACGCACAGGACCATTGGACGGGAACAGCTCTTTCATCGCACGGGCTGAAAAGTCTACACAGGCTTCTGTCATCAATGGATGGACTACTTTGTTTGCACCTGTAAATTGGGCCCCACCTGGCGCATCATCACCTAGGCCAGTTCTACGGATACCTTCTTCATATTGCTCATCGCGCTTCTTACGGGCGTCTTTATCCCGCTCAATTTTAGTAATTAAGTCATCTACAATGGTGCGTAAATCTTTTTGGTTAATATCATCAACAATATTAGCAAAATGCTCGGTTTGGCTTTGATGGTCTTGCTCGTTATCAAGCGTAACCATGGCACCGCCATCTTCAGTATCACGGACACCAGAGTCTTCTTCCTCTAGTTCAACCATCTCGCCTTGAGATTGCTCTTCATCGTCCATTATATCTTTAGCCATTCATTGCTCCGTTATGTAAACTCGTACATTGCATCATAGTCTATTGTACTACTTATTGGTGAATGTTGTACAAATTCATAATGCTTGTCATAGTTTACTTCACCACCATGGGCGTAGCCCTCTTTAAGCTTTTGTATTGTACGCGCATCACCCGCTTTTATTGCTTGCATTGCTTTCCATGCTAAGTCAGCATTGTCTGTTGCTGTAGCCCCGAGCTTACGGCCTAGCACGTCATTGTAGGTATCCATTGCTTTTTCTGCATCACTTTGTCCTAAAGTAGCATTTTCATGCAGCCAACCTAGCGCTTGTGCCGGTAGTTCACCATATTTTTGTTGTAACTGCCCTTGAAGCAAAATATGACGCATTGCGTCGCCTTCACCATTATGCTGCGCTTCTTTAGAATAGTAGAACTCTGGGATTTTTGAGGCAAAGTCAACTTCATCCCCAATACCTAGCATACTAGCAGCGGCATGCTGACCACTACGGCCCCAGCGCTGTGCTTTTTCTACATACTCATTTGGGTGACCGACCTTACCACCTTTGGCATAGCCATCTTGCTTATTCCAAAACGGTGATAGCCCTTGTGCTTCTCGTTTGTTAGCACTATGTACGGCTGTTGCCCAGGTATCTTCAGGCACAATGCCCGTCTCACGGATATAGTTTATGTCTGCTGGGTGCATACCCTCAATAATACTTGGCATTTCACGACCGTCAACATTGATTGAGTACTCAGTCATGACATCACGCCCATTAGGCATACGGATCTCACCCAAGGCACCTGTGTCCTTGGCCTCACCTGTCTCACGGTTGCCGTAGTTTTTAAATTCATATATTGAGTCGTAGTCAACATTACTGTCATTGGCTTCAACTTTACCACCTTTGGCAAACTCTGACTTATCCATTGTACGTACTTGTTTAATAATATCAGGATTAAATATAGAAAACTCAGTACCGTAGCTAGGATTTAAGTATTGCTGTAAGCCATCTACGCCAGACCTAACCAATACGTCACGTACTTTCTGAGGGTCTGCTTCTCTACCACCTAACCACGCGTTTTGTAAACCATAGTTACTTGTTTTAAGGCCTAAAGCATCTAAACGACTTTCAGCCTCTTTAATTCTTTCTAAATGCTCGGGGCTCATTTTTTTATAATAATTAATAATATTAGTAGGATCTACATTCAGCTCTGTCATAGCTGGGTTATCGCCACCGTATTTTAAGTATACTTTAGCTAGACCTGTAGTATCACCAGCGTATAGACCAGGACCTTGTGCCATTATTGGATTACGACGCCCACCACCTTCGCCCATACCAATCATCTTAGGCTCCCACTTATCAAACTTGCGACCGCCATGATATAGTTTTGTAAGCTCTGGTGAAGCAGTAAAATTACGCAAATATGCTGCATATGAAGGTTCTTGATCAGCTGTTATATCTAGTATGTGCGACATATCTGGTACATAGCCTTCAGTTGTCATATAGCCATTGCGTCCAGTAGTTACACCTTCTTTAGGCAATAAATACACACGGTCACCAGCTTTATTGCCATATATTTTATCAATTACATTTTGAGGTAGTCCGCCGCGATCAACTGGTAATGCATTAACATTAACACCTTTATTAAACCCAGACTTTAAAATAGCTTGCGCCGCAGCTTCGCGATCCGCAGGGGTAATGTTTCTAAGGTCTTTGTGCTGTGCAACAAATGCTTTGTAAAAGTCTTTTTCATTTAGCGCTTCACTAATATGCTTCTTAGCTAGCTGTGCTAATGATTTAACCACACCACCGCCGGCAAACTCTGGCGGTGTATCCTGTAACTTCATAAAGTTATGAAACTCATCTTTACTAAAATAAGGTGAGCTACCTTCTGGGCGACTTAGGTGAAAGTCATGTACTTGTTCTGGTGTTACGCCTAGTTCTTGGGCTACAGACCGATGTTCTAATGCTGGACGCATACCAGCGCGTGACATTTCTAGTAGTCCTGCATTATCTAAGTCTCTAACATTAGTCCACTTACCACTTTGCACAAAGTCTTGTATTAATGGTGTTAGCTCATTACGATACTCAGGGTTACGCTTTGCATACTCTGTAGCTCTATCCCCAAACCAGCTATTTTCAACCGGCTTTATTTGCTCAATTTTATAACTTGCAATTTGAGGATATTGCGCCAAAAGCTTTGCTGTTTCACTTTCAGGCCTATCACTAGCAAAAGGTACGTTTTCCTGTACTTGATATTGAATATGCGGACGCCCTTCTTTATCAAATAGTGTGTGTAGTTTGTTTCGTCCACTACCATAATTTAAGGCGGCATTTGGTTTTTGTGTACACCAGCCGCCTTCACAACCAATTTTATTAACTAGCGCCATTGCTTCATCAGAAGATCCTGCATCAGGTAACTCGGATATAAAATGGCCTGATGGATACTCTTTAGATTTAGGTAACAATAAATTGGCAGCGTAGCCCTTAGGACCTACACCTTTTGCGGCATCTGAAACTGCTTGATTATCGTCATGTACTATTTGCATTGCCTTTGTCATATTCATATTACGCAATTGTTCTGGCGTTATTTCACCTGCCATGTACTTATCAAGTAATACATCATGCATATGCCCAAAGCCAAGCGCATCAAAAGACTCGGCATCAGATAAATCAAATATGGGCGTATCAGGGTGCTTACCTGTAAACCAAGGATGTTTTTCAGTAAAATTACCGTATGCTTGCCACTCTTTTAAAGGACTTGCACTAATAGCTACATCAGAAAGATTTTCCCAATTACGACCTTGCTGTGTTGTTCCAAGGTTACCTTTTGGTAGCCCTAATTGTTCTGACTGTAAATCAAGGAACCCGGGACGACTTGAGCGCGGTGTTACTTGATGTGAGATACCACGGTCTATTGATAGTCTGACCGGATCTGTTGCTGCACCCATATCATTAGTAATGTACTGCTTTAGCATTTTTCTAAATTTATGCTGGACTTCTGCCGCTTCATCTACTGGTGGTCCTTCAAAGGCAGGCCCTGTATAAAAATCTAGTGCATGCGTTATGCCATTATCAGGTCCAGCTAGCCACTCACCACCTGGGTTTTTAACAATCCCTGGCTGCATTGATGGTAGACCATACTTTTCAACTAACATGCGGTCAATCATTGGTGCTGCATTACGTGCGACGGCCTTAGCGCCAGCTTTAGCTAGGGGCACGCCTACTTTTAAGGCAGGCTTAACTAATGGCGCTGCAAAACTCAAGGCGTCAACAATAACAGGATCAAACTTAGCATTAACCAGCTTAGGACCATAGGCAGGAAAGGTCACCGGTGCTCGGCCCTTAGACCAGCGGTCTAGCATACCAGTTGTATCGCCCATTAGCCAGTCACCTACAGGTAGTGTATCAATGTCACCACTAACTAATTTAAAGGGATTAGGGACAATGGCATTAGCACCTTGTTGTAAGGCACCTGATGCTTTGGAGGCAAGGCGAAGGTAGGGGTTTATAGGTGGTGCTTGGAGCACATCTTGGCTAGGTGCTTTGGCCTTACGCTTGTTTTCATCAGTCTTGGCCATAGTAGTCCCTAAAAAGGTGGCTTTATTAGATATTGTAAGGCTTTACATTGGAAAAGTATACTATGCTGCGTACGGATTGCTTCTTTCAACTGGCCGCACGTACTCTTCTTTGTATTTATCGGCATCAATTGAGATTAATTTAGAGTCACGCAAGTAAATTAGCGCTTGGCTCATGGTATCGACTAAGTCATCGTGCTCACCATTAGGGAATAATAGCAATTGGTTAATCAATAAGTCCGCCCATGCTGGAAATGAGCCCGGTCTTTTTTTACTTTCTGGTATGTACACCAACCCAGCCTCAATTAGCGGCGTAATTGCGTGTACTCGCGTCAATTTGTCCGCTTTACCTGGATTATAAGCCCGGACTGGCACCATTGCGCGCCGTAAGTCTTGTGCTAAGCTGATCCCACTGCCTTTTTCTTCAATTAGCACCGCGTCCACTGTCTTATTCTTATCCCCATAGGTAGCGGAATACTCATCATAGGCTTTTTTACGCAGTTCTGGGTAACCTAAATGCTCTTCCCAGGCATCTAGCAAGACCACACGCTTACCATCAGGATGATTAAACACGCCCCAACACGTATGCGCCGTTGGATCGCCTGTTGTTTTGGCTGTAAACGCAGTATCGTAGGACTGCAACACAAATTGCAAGGCCGGTAGCGGTTGGTCTGCCGGTAATATGTTGAACCATGCACGTTTTACTAGGCCACCCGCTGACGGTGACGGTCTTTGTTGGAGTTGCCCCGCAGTACCGTACTCACCCAATGCTTTTTTCAGCGTATCAATCTCAGCCCGCCCGAACCGTTCTGGCCATAACAGGTCACCGTCCTCAGTGCGTGGATCTTTAAACCCCAGTCCTGTTATTGACGGGCGCCCTTTTTCAAACTCAGCCGGTATGCATAAATGATCCCAGCCACCTTGTGCTAAGATATGTCCTGATAAGTCTTTTTGATGTAGCCGCTGCATTACCACAACCTTAGCACCAGTCTTAGGATTGTTTAGCCGTGTTGACATCGCTTGGTCCCACCACTCAAGGGTCGACTCTCGCATGGCATCGGACTGGGCTTCTAGCGCATTGTGCGGGTCATCCACTACAATCACGTCACCGCCATGGCCCGTTGTTGCAGCATTAGTTGACGTTGCCATACGATAACCGGACTTATCATTTTCAAAGAAGGTCTTAACGTTTTGGTCACCAGTTAGGCAAAACCTAGCACCCCAGTTTTCTTTAAACCATGGCGACTCCATTAGGCGCCGACACTTTAACGAGTCACGCGTAGATAACGAGCTTGAGTATGAGGCAAACAACCAGCGACACGCAGGGTTAGTAATCCATACCCAGACTGGCCACATGACGGCAACCTGTATTGACTTCATGTGCCGAGGAGGAATGTTAATCAGTAGGTTACGGATCTCACCCCTAGTAATCGCCATTAAGTGCTCAGAGATGACGTCTAAGTGCCAGTTGCCTATGTACGGCGTACCAGGTTCGATGACATGCCATGCTTGTTTTGTGAACTCTATTAGGGAGACTTCAGCTTGGCGCTTCAGCTTTTCTTTACGTACCGCGTCTAGCAGTATGATTGGGGAGGCCATTACTCTACTGGATTTAGTTTAGCTAATAGGGCTTCCATCTGACTTAGCTCTTCAATGGAGAGTTTTGCTAGGGCAGAGGTATCAAGTTTAATTGCAGCGCCGTTCTTACCGGTGAGTTCCACATTGGAAGGGACTTTGCGCATTGAGTATTCCATGACGGTCTTAGCCGCGGAGATACGTTCATTGGGAGAGCAGAAAGGATTTACCATGATGCGTCTTAGCACGTCCATGGGATGCTGAGGGAGCTCATGCACATACCTAGCTTGGATCTCTAACCCTTCAGCTGACAAAGGGTCAAAGCTCTTCCTACCTAGCCCTTCGACGTAGGCAAAGAAGTTCAGGTTATCCTGTAACTCAGGATCCTCGGGAGTATCGGTAGTTTGGGCTTCGCTCATATAATATGCTTTATATCACAGAAGCATTGGGCTTGTAAACATTATTTTTATAATAGTTTACGCATGTACATGCTATTGTGCAGGTTTGCAACTCAATTATTAAATTTTCCCTGTTAATTTGTGTACAGAAACGCAACTGATGTTTCAAAATTTCCTGGCACTTAGTGCCTCATAAGGCCCCAGCCCTCCTCCCGTTTACCTCCCCACCCGGGGCTAGGATTCCAAGCTCGTGGAACGTGGCACGAAAACAAGGCGATCCTTCCAACCTAAGTGGGAACGCACTTGGAATTTATTTTCATTGGGCTATGTACTTAGTTCGCAATTCATGTTATACGTGTGTGCATGTTCTTTATATATGCTCTGATCTTTTTGCTTGATAGGTAAAACGTATTGATCCAACTCTATTGATTGATAAATAATCTGCACAACATTATTCATTGCGATATAATAACTCATCCAATCAATATTTGATTGTGACTTAACTCTTGGAGATTATCATGAACTTAGCAACATTAGTAACAACAGCAACAACCCCAGTAGCACCAGTGCGCACGATCAAAGAACTTCGTGCAGAGCTTAAAGAAAAGAGTGGTGCCCCAGTAAGTCCTAAGATGACAATGGCGGAGATAATTCTGGCCCTAAGTAAAGTGGAAGAGGTTCCTCAGTTGGATGATGTAAATGTTGTAATAAAAGTTAAGCCTTCAAAACCTCAAGGAATTGGTGCTAAGATCTTGGAACTTTTGAAAGCTGGGACAACTCCTAAAGAAACTCTTGAGACAATTCAAGCGACCTTTGAGGGGTGCAAAACAACAATGGCATGTGTCTACTGGTACAAATCAAAAATCAATCAAGGTTTGATGTAAGTCCTAAGCTTGTAGCACCCACCTCCTTCGGGAGGTTTTTTTTCGCCCAGATTTAGGGGTAAGTACTTAGTTTGGGGTCCTACGAGCAATTATTTTAAGTCAGTTGATACTAGCCTATAGGCTTTGCGTTTTGTGCGTCTACGTGCTTACAACGATCGCCGAGGACGTGTGTTTGCATGCACTTAGTGCTGAGTTTCGCCCTCTTTTTGGACGTCGCACTTAGCACCTTGACCAGCCAACCCATGCTTTTTCCAATATTACACAGAAACTTAGAACTCAATCAAATAGCCTTTGGTTTCAGATCCGACCATTTTGGGAGCAATCTAATCATGCACTTAGGCGACGGAGAACAATGAAACACAAAATAAAGACGTGCAAAGGGCGTGTTGTAACAGTAAAAAAGCATTAAGAACTAAGTACTTAGATCATATATATAACAATAGATTCAATATATATATATAAATATAAAAATAAAAATACAAGAAAAAAAAAAAGAAAAAAGCTCGTAGGATCGTAGGTCTATATGACTTTAAAACGAGATATTCTGTTCTTGTGTTCCGGGTGCTAAGTTTTTAGTTCTAAATCAATCGCTTATCTCCGGAACAGAATAACTGATTATTCAATCTCAAATCATGTTATGCTTATTTTTTAAGCATATTAACGCATTTCTTAGTCGCGATCTTTTGCAAAAAGGTTAACGCATTTTGTGTTTTTGATCTATTTTTGGTGCCTATTCGATAGCAAAATAGCGCAATAGACGTGCTAAGAAAATCGCGTTTTACTTGAAAGACCTTACAGCATATAATGTGTGTTCTTATTACTAAAAGGATTTTCCAATGACAATGATTGACAACTTAATATATGGTCTTGCCAGGAAGGAAGAATATCTTAAGGCTGAGGCGTGCATCCCTAAGGTTTCAAAAAATAGTACTAGTGGCCATACAGGTGTTTCATACTATCCACGAACTAACTGCTGGCGAGTAACCTATCGGGGTAAACATAGAGGCTTTTTCCCTACCATTGAGGAGGCCGTGATCGGACGTGCTAAGATCGTAGCGTGCGCCCCTAAGAAAGCGCGTAAGCCACGCAAACTCACTACCGGGCAACAAAAGGTCTACACCTCCATGCATGCTGAGCACCAAGTGCTAAGAGCGAGGTACCGCAAACTGCTAGCCCAGCCTGTTTCCCTCTCCTCTGAGGCCCGTAGTGCCTTTAATGCAGAGTACGAAGCGATCCGACTAAAGCACTATCCTCAAATAACCCATGCGCCGCAAGATCTCTCCTCATGGGAGGCAAGGCGCATTGCCTTTAAAGAAGAGCATGAGCTAAAAACATTGCCACTAGCGAAGGAGCTGTTCATTCCTAAGTATCTAGGACTCAGTGCTAAGGGCCAAGTTGCCCAGCTCAGAAGTCAATATCGCCAAGAGATTACCGATCCTTCCCTTAGCGACGCTGAGCGCAAGCATCTACGTAAGCTATTGTCCTTCCACATAGCAAGGGTAATGGCACCAGTGTTTTGAGTGTGATCTGCGCTACCCTAAAACGTTTGTGTGTAATATGTTGCCATCCGTTACATACAAACTAAGGGTGCGCTGAGTGGGCAAAGTAATGTGTACAAAGTACTTAGTACGACGTAATATAGACACATCGCGCTGACAACTGCGCTGACAACTGGAGAGTATCATGAGTAATATAGTATGGCTGGCCAAAATGGACACTGTAAATTTTGCATTTTCAGCATATAGCGCTACCAAAGAAGGCGCGGTCTTTGCGCTTCAACAAGGGCTGGCAAATCATGCACGTAAGTTTAATCTGCCCGAAGACTGGTATGACTTAGACGGTGATGTCGTCTGTGATGTATTTACGCTAGGTAATGCGTACCGTTACGGTTGGGACGACCCTATCTACGTTTATGCACCGAAGGAGAGCTAACATGGGCTACACACATTATTTTATGCTAAAGAAAACACCACCGAAAGAAGTCTGGGACCAGGTGCTTGAGGCTAAGAATGAGATTGTGCGCTTTGCTGAGGTAGGCTATGGTGTTGACGTAATTGACAATAGTCGGGAGGATGTCATTGACATTAATGGCGTTGCCCCCTATGACCATGAGAACTTATTGCTCAGTCCTAAGTACCTAGAATTTGAGTTTTGCAAGACTGCCATGAAGCCCTATGACATTGTGGTAACTGCCATACTTTGTGTGTTAGGTGATTTGTTAGAAGATAATATTGACATTAGCTCTGACGGAGGTGCTAAGTACTGGGAAGCAGGCCAACGCCTAGCAACCGAAGCGCTAGGTGTGCAGATCAACATACCAAGAGGAGTGCAGCATGGATAATTCAATCAACACAGTTATTCTAAATGGCAAGCGCGTTGCCTACCATACCACCACGGAGTTCCTAGTGCAAGTAGGACTTGGATCTAAAGGTGCGTACAAGACAAGGTACAGCTTTGTCGGGAACCTGACACAAGCTTTGTTATACTATCAAAGCATCAACATCGGTCGCGGTTATAAAAAGCGCCTGTTGGCCCCATCGATGAACCGCCCCTTGTTAGCCAGAGCGTTTAGCTAACTCAGGCTGGTGTAAATAACGTGTACAAATTACTGCGTACGACGTATTATTATATATCGCATCAATAAACACAGCAACCGCTGTGTCTGGTGCTGACAACTTAGGAGAATTAAAATGTCCGATCTTATTATTGGCAATGACGTAATTGAGGGTGTGGTAGCAGAGCAAGCTGAAATAGTGTTACCTACCTATGACCAACTGTATGCAGACTTTCAACAGTCTAAAGTGCTGCATGCAAATACTCTTGTACGTGAGAAACTATTGCAAGAGGCCCTAACTGCGGCCAAAAGCTTAAGCCTTGAAGATAGGCTGCAACAAATAATTGAAGATGCGGTGGAAGAAGCGATCAACAATGTGCTAGAAGCTGCAGTTGAAGAAGCTGTGGAAGATGCGATGCGCACTAATAGTGACGAAATCGATGACAGGATCGAACGTTACCTTGACAATAATCTTGAAGATGCTGTGACCAGCACCGTGCGAGATATGTCTTTCTCTGTTCACGTAGACTAGGAGCTAAGATCATGGCACATGAAATCGCAACAATGGTAGACGGCCGAAGTGCAATGGCCTATGTTGGTGATGATCGGCCTTGGCACGGCCTCGGTCAGCAGTTAACAGTAGGCGCTAGTATTGAAACTTGGGCTGAGCAAGCAGGCTTAAATTTTACAATAGCTGGTAGCCCTGTCTTGTATCAAACGCCGCAAGGCCTAGAAGCACAAGGCTCTAAGCAAGTACTATACCGCACCGATACAGGTATTCCATTAGGTGTAGTAGGCAATAAGTATCAAGTAGTCCAACCAATTGAAATACTAGAGTTCTTTCGAGAGCTTGTAGCAGAGCAAGGCTTTGAGCTTGAAACTGCGGGTGTATTATTTGGCGGCTCAAAAGTATGGGCCTTAGCACGTACAGGACAAAGTGCTAAGATTGGTGAAAATGATATTCTCAAAGACTACCTACTATTGGCCACTGCTTGTGATGGCACCCTTAAAACAACAGCAAAACGTACAAGCATAAGGACAGTGTGCAATAACACATTGAATATAGGCTTAAAAGAGTCTGGAGGCAGTGTTAAAGTAGCACATAGCACTTCATTTAATGCGGCAAGTGTTAAGCAAGACTTAGGCCTTAAGCCTGAAGACTTTGAGCTATTTGCGGAGCAAGCAAGGCTTCTTGCCAATACACCGCTAACTGACCCCCAAGCAATTGCCTTTGTGCGAGGCTTATTTGCAGACACTTCTGCTAAAGGCAACCTTCAAACAGGCCGCGTACTTCAATTATATAGTGGTCAAGGCAAAGGTTCAGGCTATACTACCGCCAAAGGTACTGCATGGGGTGTGCTGAACGCGTTAACGGAAAACCAAGATTGGCATCAAGGTAAAAACCAAGACCGTAGACTAGAGGCTAGTTGGCTGTATGGTGGGCTTACTCTTAAGCAAACTGCTATGGATCGCTTATTAGCTTTTGCCAATACAAATGATGAACACGCTTTGATGGTTGCATAGTATAATTGTGCCATGGCCAACTTAAAGGAAACTGCCATGGCACAAGAAATACCACGTGGAACTATACGAAATACTGACAAACGCATGTATTGGAGTACATATAAAGAAATACTAAAGTCAGGCGAGGTTAAATTACGCCAACTTTGGCTTACTGAAGAGAGCTTTAAAAAACGCCGTGTAGCTAATCGAGAATGTAGTAAAGCCTCTCGTAAGCATAATGCACTAAAAGATAATGCCCAACATCAACAGCGCAAAAAAGTAGTGCTACAAATACAACAAAAAGCCCAAGCTTTGTATCCCTTGCGCAGGCTGGTAGCTAGTGCAAAAATACGAGCAACAAAAAAAGGTCTTGCTTTTGATATATGTATTGAAGACTTAATATTGCCGACTGTGTGCCCCCTATTAGGAATACCTTTAGTAAGGGGCATAAATAAAATATGCGCTGGCTCGCCATCATTAGATAGGAAAGTACCAAGCTTAGGCTATATTAAAGGCAATGTTTGGGTTATATCTTTTAAGGCTAACGCAATTAAACAAAATGCAACAATACAAGAGCTTGAATTACTTGTAGCTAATTTAAAGAAGCACCTGGATGCGTAAGTAATGTGTACAAAGTACTTAGTACGCAGTATAATAAATTATCGTCGTGCAACGACTGACTTAAGGAGAATGAAATGATTAAGACCCGAGTGCCAGCCCCAGAGCATCAAGTGTGGGCAAGCGTAATGCCAATCAAGTATGTGTATACCGAAGCCCTGCTACCTAGGCAAGTGGTAGCTGCGCCTGTCTCACCTATGTGGACGCTGGCTGACGCTGCGTATAATACCGCAAGGGGGTGGACCAATGATTGAGCTAACCCAACAAATCAACGACCAACTGAACGAGCAGTTGGATGAGATCATCAAACAACTTCAACTTATGCGTGAAGAGTTTGTAGCACTGGAAGCACGTGCTGCGGCATGGGAGGAAGAATTATGTCATTGATCGAAATAGCTAAGCTTTATAATATAATATCTGCTAAGTTGCAACATGCGCCTTATGCTTTGAGCATTCGGGAGTTAAATGAAACTCCCGATCTTTCTAGTGAAAGTAACGTACGTATTAGGGATGCCCTAAAGCAACTGCATAAAAAAGGCGTTATCCGTAAAGTGCCCGTTAGTTCCCTCAGTGGGAAGGACAAAGTCGGGTATGAGTGGGTTAAGGCAGGGCTGAAGGACGGCGATGTAATTATCGGACAACCTGTTACCTTAGTTAAGCCCGTAGTGCCAAGTGAGGACATTCGTATTAAAGTGAATGCTGATCAATCTATAACTATTATTACGCGGTCAATCCGCATTACTGTAGAGGTTCCATTATGACTGTAGATTATGCAAAACAATTAGAGGCGATTGATACAGATATGTCCCCTGCCGAAAGACAGTTGGCTATCATCAATGGTATTCAGAACAACTTGGGTATTTTGATTGACATGGTATACAAAATTGAAGCCCGTGTGGCTGAACTTGAAGCACAAAAGTTTGTTGATGGATTGGAGGTATCAGATGAATAACAAATACTATGAGCCTTGGAACGAGCGCAGTATTAAGTTTCAACGCCAAGACGATTATCCGTATGTACCGTTCGGTGAGCCACATTCGTTCGACTATGGTAGTTTTGCTGAGCATGTTGTGTGGTGGGGCGTTGCAGCAATAGGAATATGGCTATGGTTTCGGGTGTAACAGCAGAGATACAAGCTGTACGTAAGTTAATACTAGCTGAGATTATAAAGACCGACCGTACTGCCGTCTCGCTCATGCGGGATGGCTTTACCCGTTCTCAAGTGCAATTAGGTATGCCCGTATTAATTAAAGAAGGCAAAGTGTTTAAGTATGGCGCAGGGCAAAACACCTATTATAGTGTTAATCCCCCGTCAGTACCTCGTGCCCTGCGTAAGTTAGACCCCATTATTATTCCCGAGGCGTATAACAGTTTTGAATTAGCCTTCCGCATGGGCTATACTGATATTGTCCCTGCTGTGGGTAGAGTGTTTAAAGGAGCTATGAATATATGACACAACATAAATGGCACAAAGAAATAAAAGCGTGGGCTGATGGTGCTGATATTGAAGTATCAATGTTATGCCAAACTGGTCATGGCGAATGGGGTTGGTCTGAATGGACAGCAGATATAAATCCTGAATGGGAAATAGTTGAATATCAGTACCGCATCAAGCAACAACCAGTAGAAGTAGTTGCATCAGCCCACGCTTTTAGGTTTAAAGAGAAGAAGTATTTGTATGCGTATATTGATACTAGGTTTGGGAAAATTGAATTTAGTACAGAATGGGATAAAACTTCAGCAATGCCCCTATTAGGAAAGATTGAGGTACAAGATGACTAAAGACGAAGCATTAAAAATGGCGATTGAAGCGTTGCTATATGGAACAGACCATACAAAGGCAGTTAAGGCTTGCAAAGAAGCACTAGAACAACCAACTACTCAAGAACTTTATGACAATGGTGGAAACATGACTATTACTACGCAATCCTTGACGCACGTTATTGGGCTAGATAATAAGGGATACGAGGCGGTAGTAAAACTGCAATCACCCCTCTACACCCACCC